TAAGCAGCATCTATATTTGCGAGCAGTAATAAATCTTAGTAAGTAAAATAAATTATATTTATCTCTAATGCCAATTAAAAAACCTCGGTTTATAAAACTTTGTGCGCCAAAACATCCAGCCCACACGTCGGGATTTGGTCGCCCTATTACTTCATACGTTTTATCATTCATCAATGTATGCATAATTTCATCATTATTTGACAACGTGGACATCATTCCTCTTGTATCTTCAAAACTTTCCTTCTTTTCGCAAAAGAAATGCCACAATGGCATTACTTGAACCTGTTGCTTTATCAAGAGTTCAAAATTAATGCGCTGTTGCATAAATACACTGTCATGTATAATAATAGCATTGTCAAAATAGTCATTCCTGCAAAAATAAAAATATGGCAACAACTCTCCTCTTCCTGGAAACTCCGAATTCACATATTCAACATTCTTGTATTCAAATTCAGCGTTTAAAAACTCTTTTTTACTATTATCATCTATTACAACAATTTTCTTAAATGGATAAAACCTGCGAATAGATTGAATGCAAAAATTCCAATATTTGTTTGTAATTTCAGAATTTACATGCCGTGTTATAATAAATCCATAATCTCTCGGGATTGGTATTTCTAAATTCATTTTATTTAATAAAAATAAAATAAATTAGAGTTTTAAACATTTTCAGATGAAAAAGAAGGAATATTGTCTATATTTATAACTATTTTATCAGCTGGTACCTTATTTTTAGTTACAATAAACTGTTTAAATTCGGGACGTTCCAGCTGTGCTTGTGGTGTATGATTGTGCACGCAACGCGCAATCATTTTATATAATTTAAAATCGGGATATCTCTCAACGCCATTGTTTTTATAAAGTATATTGATGCCACTGTCATCTAAACACCAATCAAAAATCAACTTAACAATGGGGTCACAATTGTCATAATCATCCAATATTTCTAAATCTTCAATAATATAATCAAAAATAGAACAAGCTAAGCGGCATAAATCAAAACTATAATTTGGTTCTAAACGAGGTTTCTTTTCATTGAAATAAGGTTCAGTATTATATTGTGTTGCTGCATCCGCTCCAGGTTGAAAACTATCGCTACAGAACAATTTTCCATCAAACTTATAAATGGCTCTACCAAAATCAATGATTTTAAATATGCGTCCAAATGTGGGAACCTTGTAATAGATTTTTCTATAGCAATAATAAATATATTTCTCATCAGTTTCATTATACATGATGTTATTCGTGTGTAAATCATTGTGAGTAAATGAAAATGCTTTTTGATATGTATTTAAAATCATAATAACTTGTATTAATGCCGAAAACCACTCTTCTTGCGTCAAATCGTTATTAATTATAAGGTCATCAAATGTGGTGTCGCAGTTTTCCATGCAAATAACTTGAACAGGGAAACTAGGTATGGTTGCATCTATTCGCTCTTCCTCGCAAAATTCGTCACTTTCGCTTTCGCTTTCACTCCCACTTTCACTCATACTTGCTGTATTTTCAGAGTCATTGTTATTATTTTCACCTGAATTGTCGGTTGGACTGTCATCACAATTGTTGCACGATTCATCAGGTCCACTATTATCAGATGTGTGTGAAGTTCTTGAAGAACAAGTTGAACTGGATTTAATTGTGGTTGTTTTTGCTTCTGCAAGAGAGAAACTTTCAGCGCTCATAAGGTCAACCAATTCAATTGAATTTTCTTTTAAATCCTCCAATGTTAAATGTTCTTCTGTAAATATATCTTCAAATAAAGCATTATCAATTGATTTAATAGACAATGTTGATTTATTGCTTATATTATGGTCTATTTTAATTGGAACTAATTTTTTTGTATTTTCTTCATCATCATATAAAAAACTGTAATCATCAACTTGAAATGCGACATTTTTATTTTTATTAAAAAAATCGGATTTGCAAAGATAATCCAAATCGTCAATAATGTTCAATTTAAAATCTTTTTTAACTCCGAGAAAAGAACCGTAATAATTAACGCCGTTAACAAAATTATATTTATGAATTAATGTGCTTGAGAGAAATGAAAAAAACCCATCAACGTAGGCTGAATTATTATAATCTAATAATTTTGGATGAACAGCGCCAATATCTCCATTTGTTGTTAGTTTGGGTAAATTAAATAAAGATTGATCATTGATATTGTATTTTCCAATCAAGAATTTAAAAGGGTCCAATAATGGAGCCATTTTAAAGAATACTTGCACCTTTTTGGTTTTATTTGTTTGCAAATTTTGAATAGCACAGTTATATAGATTCTTGTTATCAGATACAGTATTTTTAATATCGGTTAAAAACCATTCATGATTCAAATTAACAGAGTTAAAATTTGTTTCATTTAATAGAAAAAACCTATTGTAAATGGGTGCATAATTTTGAACTTCAGAGAGAAAAGTCAAATTTTCTTTTCTGAATAATTTAAACAACTCAGTGTTCTTTCTCTTCACGTAATTGATTTTAAGAGCATCGTTATCCATTAGCTAAATAATATATTAATAATATTTATTTTTAACTTATTTATAAATCTTTAGTAATTTTGGCTAAACAAATACAAGTTGCAAATTAAATAACTTATTATGCGTATTCTACTTTGAATCAATTTTCTAAAGTAACAATAACAAGAATATCATGACTTTAGAACTCAAGAAATTTGATATGAAAACAATTAGTTTCAAGCCGAATGAATCTAAAGGTCCAGTCGTAGTTTTAATCGGACGGCGTGACACTGGAAAGTCTTTCCTTGTAAGAGATTTATTATATTATCATCAAGATATTCCAATTGGCGTAGTTGTAGCAGGAACAGAAGAGGGCAACGGTTTCTATGGAAAAATGGTGCCAAAGTTGTTTATTCACAATGAATACAATACTGCAATCGTTGAGAATATTTTAAAGAGGCAAAAATCGGTTTTAAAGCAGATTAAAAAGGAGATGGAGACTTTCAAACGCAGCACAATTGACCCGCGCGCTTTTGTGATTCTTGATGATTGCCTTTATGACGGCACATGGACTCGCGATAAAATGATGCGATTACTTTTCATGAATGGCCGTCATTGGAAAATTATGCTTATCATCACAATGCAATATCCGCTTGGTATTCCACCGACACTGAGAACCAACATAGATTATGTTTTTATTTTGAGAGAACCATACATCGCAAATAGAAAGCGCATCTATGAGAATTATGCTGGAATGTTTCCGACTTTTGAGTCCTTTTGTCAGGTCATGGACCAGTGCACAGAAAATTATGAGTGCTTAGTGATTAATAATAATGCAAAATCCAATAGATTACACGAACAAGTGTTCTGGTACAAAGCCGATTCACACAATGATTTCAAATTAGGCTCAAAAGAATTCTGGGAACTCAGTAAAGATATCAACTCAGACGAAGAAGATGAAAAGTATGACCCAAATAATGCCAAAAAACGCGGTCAAGGTCCAAAAATTAGCGTAAAAAAGACAAAGTGGTAATAAACCACTTTCTGAAAATGCGCTTTTAATTTTAATAAGCGAATTTTCAACTTAAAGACATTTCAAGTAACTATAATATAAAGGATGCAAGAACTTAATATTGTTGAACTTATTGAAAAAAACCCTATTGTAAAGCTGTCAAACACATACAATAATAAATTATTGATTAAAATCAAAGAGAAGTTTACAGGATTTGAACAACAATTGTTCATAAGTAGCTTTTATTGCTATTTGAACTATGATAAGAATATGGATTTTGTAGTTGATTTGGATAATGTTTGGAAATGGTTGGGATTTCAACAAAAAGTTAAATCTATCTCATTATTAGAAAAAAATTTTACAATTGATATTGATTATAAAAAAACCGCTTTTCCTATAGGGAAAGCGGTTTTGGATGAGACAAAAATTAAACAAAATGGTGGTCAAAACCGGCAAATTATTATGCTTACAATTAAATGCTTCAAGTCTCTATGTTTAAAAGCTCAAACAAAAAAAGCATCAGAAATTCATGAATACTACATGAAGATGGAAGAAGTTCTTCAACAAACAATTGAAGAAGAAACAGATGAACTTAGAATCCAATTAGAACAAAAGGAAAATATTATATTGGAAAAGGAAAATGTGATATTAAAAACAAAAAAAGAAAAACAACGAGCCGTTGAACAAGCAACTATTAAACAATTCCCAGTTAATACTGAATGCATCTATTTTGGAACAATAGATAATACTAATGATGCAACCGAAAAATTAATAAAATTTGGACATACAAACGACCTAGCAACAAGAGTAACAAATCATCGCAAAATATATAATAATTTTATTTTGATTACAGCTTTCAGAGTTCAAAATAAGGTTGAAATAGAAAATCTTATTAAAACTTATCCCAAAATTAAACGTCAAATTCGCTCTATTGAAGTTAATGGAAAAAATAAAACAGAAATAATTTGTTATGATGACAATCATTTTACCATTGACAAACTAACTAAGTATATAAAAGACATTATTCATTCCAAGACTTACAGCATTGACAATTTTAACCGAATAATGAAAGAGAATGAACAATTAGAAAAGGAAAACCAGTCTTTAAAAGAAACTATTAAAAATCATTCTATTACAATTGAGAATCAAACAATTGAAATAAATCACATGAAAGAGTGGATTGAAAATGAAAAACAAAAAGCGCAATTGAACGCGAAAGAAAATGAAATTATTTACCAAAACGACCTGTTGCCAGAAAATGAAACTACTAAAAAATTTAATGAATATATTGAAAAATTGTGCATCGTTCGCGATGATGTTGAGGTTTCTAGCAAAGATATTATTGGTCAATATCGGTTATGGACAAAAGCTCCAAGCAAAGAGATTTTTCACGCATTAAAGAATTATTTAGACACTCGTTTCAAGCCATGTCGGCTGAAAAAACAAGAAAAGAATCAACTAGTTCATGGTTACCGAGGAGTTACATTAAAGGAGATAATTTATAATAAATCTTCAACTCCTTGCGATGCAGAAACATTTGTTTTCCAATCGTGCAAATTTTCTCCAAGCTCTACTATTTTGCGAAGTAAATTGGTTGATGAATATAAAAGATGGAAGAAAAGCGTAAATAAAGAGATTTTTGAAGAAGACGAACAACACCTCAAACAATATTTAAAAAATTGTGATTATGTTCTGTATACCACCATATGGACAACTGAAGGAAACGGACAGGGCTATTATGGGTTATCATTAAAAAGCGAGGAATATGAATACAAAAAAACTTCATCAACAGGTAAGAAAGTAGAAAAGAGAGAAAAAAACTCAAATCAACTTCTTGGAACTTGGGATACTATTGCCAAGGCGGCTCAACACGAATGTATTTCTGCAACTAAAATGAGTTATAGCGTTAAAAATAAAAAAATATTTAACGATTATTATTATTGTTTGTCTAATTAATAGAAACCACCATGTTGAATAGCGTCTTCTATTTGAACCAATTGTTGTTTAAGTATATCAACTGACCCTAAACCAAATTGTCGCATTTCTGGTGGAATTTCACCATTGTTCTTTTTTATGTAATTTAAAACATCTTGCATCATTGCATCAAACTCTTCTGGATTAACTCCTATTTTTGAAAACTCTTCAGCATTTTCTTTAACATACTGTATTTGTTGCTCTACATTATCAACGTTTTTTTTTATTAATTCTGTATTTCCACCCGTCTTTCTAGAACGTTTAGACCCGTTTTTTCTTTTTGTTGAACGCTTTTTTGCTGACGTTTTTTTTGCCATTTATATAAAATATATAGATAATATATTTTATATTTTACTTCTTATTCTATTCTTTCTAGTTTTTATTTATTCTTGTTTGTTTTTTAATCCTCCTTTGCCTTGATGGAAAAAGGGCCGCTTAAAAGCTCGCTTTGACCATTGTCAGTCTTGCCAACAATAATATTTTCACCATCAAACAACTCGGCGCGAATGTCAGCAGCAGAAATTGAATCCTGGTCCTTCAAGGTTCTCTCTTGCGTGTTAATTCCGGACACACCAATCAAATTGCCATCCTCGTCAATATTCTGAGTAAGAGTGGCTCCCGTCTTCTCGGCAGTCTTAATATTTTCCTCAATAGCCTTCTTCTTAGTTTCCTTGACTCTTTGCTCAAAAGCTGACTTGGCAAAGTTCTCATTTTTAGTCTTCTCTTGCATCAATTGATTGAGCTCTTCCTCCATGTATTCCACACGTCCCGTCTTGTAGGCCTCGGGGTCCCAAGGCATCCACATACCCACAGGTCCAACAAAAACGTCGTGATTGGGGTCAACTTCTCTCAACATCTTGCATCGCAACTCAGCCTCCTCCATAGTAGGGTAAGCGCCGCGAATCTTAATTCCACGAGTGGAAGTTTGGAAATTGTGCTTCACATTAAAAGCATTCTCAAGCTCCTCCTCATTCTGGTCCAAGAAGGTCTTGTAATCGTCCTCCATGTTACCCTTTACAAGTAAATCTTGCTCCTCGTTTAAGAACTCCTTATAATCCTTTTGAATCTCGTCAAATGACAACTTGTATTTGTAACTGACAAAGTTAAGAAACTGTATAAACTTTTCCATACTCTTGGAAAATTCCCACTTCTTTAGGAATTCCTCAAAAAAGAACAACTCTTTCAATTTAACAATTTTTTCAGGGGAAATAAAAGAAATGCAAACAAACTTTTGTCCGGCAATTTGCTTGTCTTCATCCAAAACATCAACATATTTAGGATTAACTGAACCAGACTCTGTCATCTTTTTCTCAAATCCACGAGTTTCCTTTGAACTTTCAGGCTTTTTTTCTTTTGAATGACCGACCATTTTATTATTTAGTAGTTTTTATTTTAAGTTTTTTATCGCACAATATATTTTTTTTTCTTATTTATTAATATAGATGTTTGATATTGCTGAGCTTGTCAAGAGAGTCATTAAGTATTTAGTGGAAGGTTTAATGGTTGCCATTGCTGCATACGCCATTCCTAAACGTTCATTAAATATTGAGGAAATCGTTTTACTTGCCTTAACTGCTGCTGCCACATTTAGCATTTTGGACACATACGTCCCTAGCATTGGTGTCACCACTCGCTCCGGCGCCGGCTTTGGCATTGGTGCCAATCTTGTTGGCTTCCCCGGTGGTCTTTAAATTAACATCCATTCTGATAATACGATAATTAAATTTTATTGTATTATTATATACTTGAAAATGACTAGAACAAGAAGTAATCTAAAATCTCGTAGAAGACGCGTTAAGAAAAGTAGTAGAAGACGAGGAGGCCAACCGACCCCTTTGTCAGATATTTCAACTAACAGTTCATTGCACGATTTAGATGATTATGATGAACCGAGCAATAATACTACTTCAGGATCAATAATGAGCGACGATAACGTTACAACTGCTTCTTCTGGACCAGTTGCTACAAATTTGCTTGGCCAATTTAATGCTGCCACAGACGAATCTTTAAATTTAACTAACAATACAACTGCTGAAACCAGCGAAAATAGTTTTTCAGATGTTGCTGGTTCATTTGGCAGCCTTGGTCACGGTGGAAAACGAAGAACAAGACGAAATAAGAAATCAAGAAAATCAAGGAAATCAAGAAGACGATAGATTAGATTATAAAAATAAACTCAAATAGTTGCAATAAATTCCCAATCTAACTCCTCGCAAATCTTTTTCCAAATGGTGTCCTGTTCAATCAATTTCTCTCTATCCTTCAACATTGGAATTTCTGGAAGATACTGTGTTTCATCCAGTAATTCAAACAACTTATAAAGAACGTAATAGTAATGTAAGAAATTCACGCGATAATCAGGGCAGTGTTTTGCGTATGGGTATTGTATTTCCATGAAGAAATTACACAATGTCTCTTCCAATTCTTGAGATATAATTGGTGGTTTAATTCCCAATTTATCCTTGATAAAATTGATGTGTTCATAGTATTTATTATAACCGAGCTTTTTGAGTATTTCTTTAGTTTTGTAATAAGTAAGCTTTGAATATTCAATGCGTTCCTTTTTAATCTGGTGTTTAAGATTTTCAATAACTTCTGCGGGTATTTGCGTAGTTTCTTTTCCTTGAAATTGCGCCAAAATTTCCTTGAAATGATTAATTTTCTTATATGCGTAAAAACACACCTCTTTTGGTGGTTCTTTATAAGATGGTTTTTCATTCTCTATCAAGTATTGAAAGTTCTTGGAGCATACATTACAAATTAAAACCCCTTCATCATCCATAGGAATTAATTCACCTTTAAAACACGATTGACAAACATCAGTTGGTCTTAAAAATGCATTAATATCTAAAAAGGTTTCGTCAATATTGCTAAGATATTTTTGAAATATGTTGTTATTTTTGCTTTCTATCATACTAGAACTATTATGGGTGTTTAACTTAAAAAACGATTCCAACATTTTATTTTTATTTGTTACCGCATTTCCAGTAGATATGTCTTTTTTATTTTCAAAGTAATCAAAAATATATTTAGAGTTATCCAAGAAATAGTCTATTTTTCTTGATTTCATTTGTTTAATTTCATTTGTTATTTCGGCGAGTTTATCACGATAATCCATTACCTGTTCAATAGTGAGAGTGTTTTCAATAGCATTTTTCTCAAGGACGCTTTTAATTTCCGCCTTTTCCTTTTTCAACCGAGGGATTTTATCATTTTCGTCTTTATTAAATTCATTGACGAATTCTTTATGCTTGCCATCTAGGGTTGTTGAATTTTTCTTGTTAACCTTAATTTTTTTAACGGTTTTTGGCTTAAACGATGGCATTTAAGTAATCTAATATTATTTATATTTTTTATTTAATTGATTATTGATTGAAAATATATAAAACGCAAGGTTTCAAGTTACAAGTTAAAACTGTATTTTACTTTTCTATAATTTTAATAAATGAGTGAAACAAATCAAATTGAATTAAAGGTAAACATTGAAAGCGCAGGAGGGCCAAATTACGATATAAGAATTGAAAATATTAAATTTCAAAAAATGCTTTTTTTATTCAATGCAATCAACGATGGGTGGAGTATTAAGAAAAGACAAGATTCTTATATTTTTACCAAAAATCACGAGGGAAAAAAGGAAGTTTTTCTGGATTCCTACCTCCTTTCATTCATGAAGGGTAATTTTGACGTAAATAAAATTTTATCTTAAAATGTAGTGTATTATCTAATTAAATTAAAAAATTTAATTAAATTATATTTCCCAAAATTTTTTTCTTTAGCAATATTATAACTATGGGAGGTGGTCTTATGCAACTCGTCGCTTATGGCGCTCAGGATGTTTACCTTACAGGTAACCCTCAAATTACTTTCTGGAAAGTCACATACAGACGTTACACAAACTTTGCTATTGAGTCTATTGAGCAAACTTTCAACGGCCAAGCCGATTTCGGTCGCCGTGTCACATGCATTATCAGCAGAAATGGTGATCTTGCCTACAGAACATATCTCCAAGTCACACTTCCCGAGATCAACCAACTTATGGGCAGTGCCGCCAACGTTACCTCCGGTAACAACGCCGTCTATGCTCGTTGGTTAGATTTCCCCGGTGAGCAACTCATCGCTCAAGTTGAGGTTGAGATTGGTGGCCAACGCATTGACCGCCAATATGGTGACTGGATGCACATCTGGAACCAGCTCACAATGACTGCCGAGCAACAACGCGGCTACTTCAAGATGATTGGTAACACCACCCAGCTTACCTTCATCACCGATCCCTCCTTCGCGGACGTTGACGGTCCTTGTGACTCCAATGCTCCCCGCCAAGTGTGCGCTCCCCGTAACGCCCTTCCCGAGACCACCCTTTACGTGCCCCTCCAATTCTGGTTCTGCACAAACCCTGGTCTTGCCCTTCCTTTGATTGCCCTCCAATACCACGAGGTCAAGATTAACCTTGACATCCGACCTATTGACGAGTGCCTCTGGGCCGTTACCACCCTCAGCTGCAACAAGACTCCTTATGCCGCTCCTGGTGTTTATGATCCCAACACGGGCAAATTCGCCACCTCCGGAAACTCAGCGGGCACTTACCCCAACCTAGGCGGCAACCAATATTCATACAGCACCCCTGTGAGCGCCACCATTGCTTACAACCAGTCCCTTGTTGCTGCCTCATTGTACGTTGACTACGTGTTCCTTGACACTGACGAGCGCCGCCGTTTTGCCCAGAACCCCCACGAGTACCTCATCACTCAGCTTCAATTCACTGGTGATGAGTCCGTCGGTTCATCCTCCAACAAGATCAAGCTCAACTTCAACCACCCCGTGAAGGAGCTTATCTGGGTTGTCCAACCCGACCAGAACGTTGACTACTGCTCATCCCTCCTTTGCGGTGGCACCCTCTTCAACGTCCTTGGTGCCCAGCCCTTCAACTACACCGACGCCATTGATGCTCTTCCCAACGCCATCCACTCCTTCGGTGGACCTTCCGAGCTTTCTGGCGCCAACGCCTTCATTGACGCCCGCGGTCTCTTCCAAGACGCTGGTGCCATGGACGAGTATATCCCCACCGGCTTCACTGGCTACTGGCACGGAGGTGTTTACAACAACTCCTTGACTGGCCCCCACCTTGGTGGAACCAACGTCCCCCCCACCGGCT